GGGGACATAGGCACCCGGGGCCAGTTCTGGCATCAAATGCACAGGGTCTTCGGGCTTCCAGACATTCCCAGCCGCGTCGAGTGGCGTGCCTTCGGGGTTGCCATCGGTCCCATCGGAGACACCTACGGGCGCCGAGGGCGAGCTGACATCGGTGGGCGTTTCAATGAAGAACACCGGCATGGCCGACATCTTCTTGGCCACCAGTTCGGCATCCTGGTAGGCGTCGAGATCGTGCAGCGTGATAAGGCCGCGCGTCAGCCAGGGCTCGCCGCGCACCTGGCCCGGCTCGCGCTTCCAGAAGACATGGGCTACATCACTGGCGGGCACATAAGAGAAAGACCCGTCATTGGCATAGGCATCTGGCCCGACGCGCTCGCCGGGATGCTTCTTGTGGAACTTGTACTTGATGGGGCGGCCAATGGCGCTGCGAATGACGCCCGAAACCGATTCATTGGTGGGGTCGTGAGACGGCACCATCTCGCCCGGCAACACCTGCAACTGCAGAGGCACGGACAGATCCTTGTCCAGGTCCGGATCGCGCGAACGGAAGCGCACGAAAGCATCCCCACCGGTCATCATGTCGCGCGCCACGATCTCTTGCAGACCATAGAAATCTGCGGTCCAATCGGCATCGCATTGTTCAAAGAAATCGTGTTTCAGGGCATCAAAGACAGGATCTTCCAGCCCCGGTCGCAGGGCCGGCACGAGCCCGCCACCGACGACTTTCCCAACGGTGAAGTCAATGACCCGCGACGCCACCGGGTCATTGCGGACCTGGTAGCGCACCCGGTTGCGCAGGGTGTCGAGGCTCTTTCCCATCAGGGTCGCAGGGCCAATCAACCCGGCATTTTCCCAGGTCGATGAGCGCGGGCCGTGCCCGGCCGCCTCATAGGACGAGTTTCGGAATCCAACGGGCGATTTAGGGACTTGCAGCGTCCAGTTGCCTGTGGAGCCGCGGTAGCGTGGCTTGCCGGGCAGATCGGTGATGTCGCTCATGTCAGTAGCCCTTTCCGGCAACCAGGCGGGGATACTGCGGCGCCAGCGGCGACCGTCGCTGCACACCGGCTTTCACCATCGCGCGCTCGACGAGCTCGGCCTCGAACTCGGCAATAGCCAGGCGGATGTTGGCCGGTGTCGAGTAGGTGGTCATCACGCCGTTGATGGAAATCGATGCTGTACCACTGCCGATTTGCTGGACCAGGCTGTCGATCAGCACCCTTATGTCGCTGTTGGTCAGGGACTGAAAACGCGTCGCCATATTACCCTCCGAAGATTTGCGAGGATATGGGTCCCGGCTTACCTGCGCCGGGTTTGTAGCCAGTTCGGCACCTTTGCCTTCGGCCTTTCGGACGGCTTCTCCGCGGGCGCCACAAAGGGCACATGCGGCTTGGGAGCATCAACCGCCGGACGGGCCACAGCAGGCTTTGGCTGGGGCCCAGGGCGGCCTTTGGAGGGCGCCTTGGGTGGTGAGGCCACCAGGTGCTGGTAGCGGCGCGGGAAGGCCTGCAAGAGGCCATACATCGCCGCCATGGAATAGATGAGGCAATCCCAGGGCTCCTGGTCCTTGGGCGAGGACCAGAAGGTCTTGCCGGGCTGGCCTTTCACGGGCAGCGGCTTTTCTCGCGTCAGTCGCTCGAAATAGAGGGCGTCGAACGACACGGACCCCGGCAGGGCGTCGCGCGGGAACACGATGCCGCCCGGCGCGTCGGGCTCGCCGTTCAGTTGCCGATAAAGCTTATCTTTGGCGAGGTTCACATCGACCGAATAGGAGCGGCCGTTGTCGGAGATGGCGCGCGGCCAGATCCGGTCGCCCCGCGTGCCCTTGCCCTGTGTGCCGTGGCCCTTGATGGCCCACCACTGCCGATCGGAGTGCCGGGCGCAGAAATCATAGACCTCCTGGCCGTAATGGCCGCCGGAGTCGATGGCGGCCGCGGCCACCGTCATCAGCCGGTTGTCCATCGTCTTGTATTGCAGCGACAGCGTGCTGGCCAGTTCGTCCCAGGCGGTCGGATCTTTCAACTCGTGCTGGTCGAGCACGAAGTGCGCAATGACAGCCTTTCGCTCGCCCGCGCCCCAGCCCGTGATGGTCACCTCGAAGCGCCCGCCCTCGGCAGACTGGGTATCCACGCCGGCGGTCAGGAAATGCACCCATTTCGGGACCATCCCACCGTAATCGACGACATGGGTTTCCTGCAGCTCGTGCGGCTTGCGGGCCTTGCCGGCCGCCGACCAATCTTCAAACGACAGGCCCAGCCAGGTGTTCTCGAAGGTCTGGCGCTTCTCGGGGTCGCCCTCGATGTCGCGCCAGGCGGCCACGGCATGGGCCCAGGAGGCCTTCTCGAACTGGCTGTAAAGCGTGTTGATGTGGAAGGACAGCCGGCCCTTGTTCCAAGCCGGCTTGCCGTTCTCATCGTAGTTGGTGGCCCGCCATTCCCCGTGCTCATCCATCCAGCCTTTCAAGGCGTGATCGATATGCTCGCCGCAGTGACGGCAGATGTAGGTCGGATTTTCCGGGTCCGTCTTGTAGTGGATACCGAAGGTCTCCCCGTCGCCCCATTCCAGGACCTGGTGGCCCTCGAACACGACCCCGTTCTTGCGCATCAGTTCGCCGAACACGAACCAGTCGCCCTCGGCCTCCGCAAAGAGGTCAGGGTTGGCCTTGGCCGTGCAGTGGGGGCACGGCACGAAGCGGCGGTGCATCGTGCCCTTGATATACGCGTCCTCGATACGGCTCGACCCTTTCAGGTTGGGGGTGGAGCCCATGAAGATCCGGCTGTTGGAGACGGTCTCGGCGCGCTTGCGGGTCAGCGAAATCTTGTCGCCCTGGCCCATCGGGTCCCAGCCATCGGCGTCGATTTCGTCGAGCATCAGGATGCCCGCGGTGATCCGGCGCATTTCGTCCGAGGAGAAGGCGGAGCGCAGATAGACAACCGAGCCGTTCGAGAAGAAGCGGTTCAGTTTGTCGTCCATCGACACCCCGCCGCGCAGCTTGGCTACGACCTTGGTGTCGCGCACCATCGGGTTGAAAGAGTCCTTGGAAAACTCCCCGATGTTCTTGTCGGTGGGCAGGATGAAGGCGATCTTCGAGGGGTCGTGCTGGACATAATAGCCCATCAGGAAGGTCATCATCTGGGTGTAGCCGACCCGCGCCGACTTCATGAAGACGACTTCGCTCCATTCCGGATCTGTGGCCAGGTTGAGGAGGTCCCGCTGGAACGGGAACATCTCGAACTTGCCGGTCCGGCCCGATGTCTCCATCGAGTGGTGGGCATACTTCTCCACCCACTCCCCGCCCTTCAAACGGGGAGATGGCCGCAGCGAGGCACGCATCGCGCGCCGTATCGATCGGTTCAGTGCCTCTCGGGAGATGGAAAAGGTGTCCCGGGCGAGGGCATCAATCCTCGTTGTTGCCGTCGTCGTCATCTGGGATGTCCGCATTCTCCGGCTCGGTCAGATCGACCTCTTTGGCGATGTCTGTGAGGCATTCATCGACCTCGGCACGGATTAAATTTGCGGAAATCCGGGCGGGCACGCCGGTGCGCCGTTCCAGCTTGTCCGGAAGCTCGCGATGCAGCGACATCAGGCGCTGGCGCACGGGCACCAGGTGGCGCGCCACGGCCGCCCCGACCTCAGCCACATTCACCACCTGGCCGGCTTCCTGGAAGGCCTTGATCTCGGCCCGGACAGCCTCGGCCACAGCGCGCCGGCGGTCCGCTTCATCCTTGCTGATGGCGCCCAACGGGGCGTCCTCATCCGACACGGGCGGCGGGGCAGTCTTGGCCACGGCCTTCTTCACCGCGTTTTCGACGGACCAGGCGTAGAGGTCTGGCACCGAGACGAGCGTCGATTGCCCCTTGCCTTCTGCGCGCTTCACGACCGGCGCGCCGTCATCGATCCAGTTCGAGAGGGTCTGGCGGGTAACGCCCAGCCACTTCTGCGCCTCGTTGAGGGAGCAGCATTTCGGGTCAAGGGGTTGCTTTTGTGTGGTCATTTCCACCTCCATTTGCTGGGGATATGGGGCCGCGGGCTCACAGGAGGTCCGACAGCTCGAAGCCGTCACCCACCACCTCATCTTTGAGCGCCGCCAGGGCCGCCTTGTGTCGCAGGGACACGACCTTCGAGTTGATGCCGAGATGGGCGCTGATAGCGGTGAAGGACTCGCCCTCGGACCACATCCGGACGATGGTCTGGTCATCTTCGGACAACGCACTCATCGCACCAGACAGCGCCCGCAGCATGCCGGCCCGCTGGATGCCTTCGATGGCCTCATCGGCGCCGTTGGTTCGCAGATCCTCGTCATCCAGCTGTCCCGCCGGGCCGCGCGCCGCCAAAAACCTCTTCACTTCCTCGGGGTCGAGGCCAAGCTCCTTGGCAGACATCTCGGCCGCCACTTCCGGGGACAGCCCAAGCGCCAGATAGGCCGGATAGACCCGTGGCAAGCGGTATTTGAGCGCCTTTATGGGACGGGAGGCCGGGAAAACGATGGCGTTGTTCTGGCTGTCGATGGCCGCGCGGATTTCTTGGAGTATCCAGAAGGAGGCGGCGGCCGAAAAGGACCCGCGGCTGGGGTCATAGCGCGGAATGGCCAACACGATGCCCATCCGGGCCGCCTGCTGGATATCCTCGACCGGCATGGAGGTGGCGCGGGCATAGCGTCGCGCCACCACCTTCACATAGCCTTCCATCGACGCGAGGAGCCTGTCTGCCGCCCGCGTGTTTCCATCCTGGGCCTGCAGCGCCAGGGCGTTTTGTTGCGATTTGAGGGGGCTCAATGCAGCCAGCCTCGGAATGCGGCCACTTCACGAAGCCCCGGATTTACTGTAATCACTAATTTGCCCTAGAATGCGAGATGTAGCTCTCGAAGGATGTTCAAGACTACATATGGGGGAACGAAATCACTTTTCCGGGTCGGCCTCGGGTTTATTGCAGTCTGCCAGAATGGCCTCTCGAGGCGGGTATTCGATGATTTCTCCGCGAAACTCTATCCGGCCCGATAGGGAATCGTAAATCGTCGCAACAACCCGGCCCTCTGGCAAGGTGGTGGTTGGCTCGTCCTGCTTGTCTGTCTTAACGGCGCGGCGCACATCGCGCGCCGGCCGGGGGTTCATCGGCAGATAGGGATGGCGGAAGAAGCGGCGGATGGCCTGGGTGATCGTCATTGGCCGCCCTCCTTCTTGTCCAGCTTGTGTATGGCGGCAAAGATCCACCCGAAGACCAGAGAGACCGCGGCAAAAAAGCGCACAGCAACCCAAGGGACAATCAGGGGCTCAACGGACCACGAAACGAAAGCGATCAGCAGAGCGTAGAGGTATCCCGCCGAAACAAACCCCAGGAAGATCACCGCGGGCAGCACGATAAAGGGGGTCATGCTACACCTCCCCACAGCGGATAGTGCTCACGCATCCAGGCATCCTTGTCGGCCGCGTGGACGAACGAGAAGGCCTGATCCAGGCCCCTGGGCTGACCAACAGCCCTATCGATAGCATCCCGGTCCATATCGTAAAGGTTGTATCCGCCGCGGGCCGCACCCTCATCGTCCAAGCGGTAGAACCAGTATGTGGCGACATCCTCTCCACACATCCGCACCCGATTGACGGCAAGGGTTGGATTGCACAGCGCGGCCTCCCATTTGAGATGCAGGAAGCGCGATGGCTTACCATTGGCGCGGGCCACATCCCGGTCCAGCTTGCGCAGGTAGGCTTCGGGGGTGGTGGGGCGGCTCATTTGCGCACCCCCAGTTCCATTACGACGCCGGGCCAGACGCGCCGGGCGATATGTCCCTCTGCCGCGTCGGCAGCATCCATGCGCTCGTTGAACTCACGCAGCACATCCAGGCCATGATCTGGGCCAATCCGGTCAAACATCTTGTCGCCTATCCGCATGCGGCCGATTTGGGTCCCGGCACTGGAAATGGCGCGCTTGCGCAGTTCGGCGGCCAGCGCCTCGATTTTGGCCAAGTCTTCCCGCTCCTGGGCCTTCTCGGCACGCTTTGCGACACGCTCGATTTCGGCTGCGGTCAAGATGCCGCTGTCAATAACGGCCTTCAGTTGTTCCTTGATGGTCGGCATCTCATGCCCTCCTTGTTTCCTGTAAGAGACATAGGAAAAACAAAGGGGTGATCCCAAACACCGGCAGGATTTTTCCTTAAAAAACCTGGTACTTGCCGCCCTGGTGGTAGACGCCAAACTCTTTGAGCATGGCCTGATACTCGGCCTCGTTCGCGCGGCGCCGGATGATGTATGCGATGGGCCAATAGATAAGCAGCGCGACGCCGTAGAGGCAGGCAGAGCCGGTGATCAGCAGGGCAGCGATAGCGATGGGGTCCATGGTGGGTCTCCTTTCCCTTTGCAAAGGGAATATAGGTCCGGCGGCGCATAATTGGGAAACGAAGGCGCGTCTTTGCACCCAGGGTGCAAGCGGGTGCATCAAAAGTGCAAGCCATTTGCACCCTACTCTGCCTTTAAAATCAGATACTTAACCCAAAAAGTGCAAAGGTGCAGGGTAGGTAAAATATCCTCGTGCGAGAACTGTTGTGTTTGTGTGGTGCGCACACATTACACACCGCACACGCACGCACATCGCATGTAGAAAACAGAAAGTCCGGAGCCTGCACCCGGCACTTTTGTGCCTATGTTGCTGTTTTCCTTGGCAAAATAGGGTGCAAACACCTTGCACCTTGCTTGCACCCGGCGCGCACCTGGCAGCCTGGATAAGGCACACCTTGCACCCACTTGCAAGAACTTTCTTATGTTAAAAAACAGAGGGTTATAACTTTTTTCGCCGGTTTGTGGCCCCAAATTTGATCGGATGGCACCAAAGGACGTATATCCCTGGAGCAGTCGGAAGGCTGCACCCTTCTCCTGACCCGAGAAAGCCCCCGGTTTGGCCACCGGGGGCGGCCAGGACCGAAGGGAGGCACAAGGTCACAGGAGATAAAAGATGACCCCTACCAACAGGCTCGAAACCGCTATTGCGCGGGTTGAACAACTGACTCAAGCGATTGACCATGCCAGCGTCGAGGCCGCCGAAGCCTCCGCCTATGCCCGCATCGCGCCCAAAGACGACAAGGTGGCCGCGGCTCGCGACAACGCCCACAAGCAAGCCACCCTGAAAGCCCTAAAGACCGACCTGAAAGCGGCTGAAAAGGCCGTAAGAGAGGCCGAGAAAGCGGCGAAGGCTGATGCCAAGGAAGAGGCCCGCGAGGCTGCAAAGGCAGAATTCCAGGCCCGTGCCGAAGAGGCCGAAGAGAACCCGCTGGCAGGAACCGATATCAATTGGTCGCGCGTCGGTGAGTGGATCGCCAGCTCGATGAAGGACCGCGCTTGCTATGTCGAAGGCGCGGGCTGGGGCGAATGGACAGGCACACATTGGGAATTCGCCATGCAGCCGTCCGCCAGCCTGTTGACTGCTGTCCGGGCGCACTGGAAGAACGCCAATGGTCAGGTTGCAGAGAAACTCAACGCCGGCGCCAAAAGCGGGACGACCGCCCTGGAGCACGCGCAGGACCTGCTGTCCCTGCCGCGCCACCTCTTCAATGCCCCGACGGTTGCTCACCTCATCGCTTTCAAGAACACCACATTGGACCTGAAAACAGGCAAGCGGCTGCCCCACAACCCCCGGCACTATATGACGGGCTGCTTGCGCACCAACTACAACGAGAAGGCCAACGCCCAGCGCGTGCTCGACGCCTTCGCCCGCTTCTGGCCCAAGGACCCGGAGACGGCGGTTATGTTCCAGACCTCGATTGGATACAGCCTCACGGGTGAGGTCAGCGCCAAGCGGATGTTCTTCATGGTCGGCAACCAAGACAACGCCTTGGCAAACGGCGACAACGGCAAAAGCCTCGTCCAGAACGCCCTTGTGCGTCTGTTCGGT